GAAGAGAACACCACCAGCGACGTCACCGAAGAGACCGGGTCCGCGACGGACACGGCGCAACAGGAGGACGTCACCGCGAACCTCAGCGACGCCGGTAAGAGGGCGCTCACCGAGGAACGCAAGGCGCGTGCCGCTGCGGAGCGGCAGGCGAGGTCCGCGCAGAAGCAGCTCGACGAGTTGGGCAAGCGACTGCGGGAGTTCGAGGACCGCGACAAGACCGAGGCGCAGAAGCTCGCCGAGCGGGCTACCGCCGCTGAGAAGCAGGCGGCGGACGCGCAAGCGGAGCTGATGCGGTACCGGGTCGCGGCCGACAAGAAACTGCCTGCTGAGCTGGCCGCACGGCTCCGGGGCTCGACGCCCGAGGAGATGGCTGCGGACGCGGACGAGTTGCTGTCGCTCCTCAACGCGCAGCAGCAACGGCAGACCCCGAGCTACGACGGCGGCGTGCGGCAGTCCGCCCGCCCCGCATCCATGAACGACCTGATCCGGCAGACCGCCGGTCGGGGCTGACTGAACCCCGGCACGGCACGGTCCGGCCGGTATCCCTGAAGGAGGAGGCCGGACCATGGCCTACAACAACCTGACCTCGCGGACCGACGCGCAGGCGCTCATCCCCGAAGAGGTCTCCAACGAGATGCTCGGCAAGGCGACCGAGCAGTCCGCGGTGCTGCAGCTGTTCCGCCGGGTGCCCGTGCAGGCCGGGCAGGTCCGTTTCCCGGTGCTGTCGGCTCTGCCCATGGCCTACTGGGTCACCGGCGACACGGGCCTGAAGCAGACCACCGAGGTCAACTGGACGAACAAGTACCTCAACGTCGAAGAGATCGCGACGATCATGCCGGTGCCGGACAACGTCCTGGCCGACGTGAACGCCAACATCTGGGACACGGCGATGCCGCTGCTCGTCGAGGCGTTCGGACGCGTCCTCGACACGGCCGTCTTCTTCGGCACCAACGCCCCCGCGTCGTTCCCGACGAACATCCTGGCCGCGGCCACTGCCGCCGGGAACTCCGTCAACGAGGGATCGACCGCCACGCAGGGCGGCTTCTTCGGCGACATCGACAAGCTGTACGGAACCGTCGAGGAGGACGGCTTCGACATCACCGGCTTCGTCGCCGCCACCTCCGCGAAGGCGAAGCTGCGGGCCGCCCGCGACAGCTCGGGCCGCAAGCTCGACGACGGCCGCGTCTCCGGATCGCTGGACTCCCTCGACGGCTTCCCCATCATGTACCCGATGCGCGGCCTGTTCCCGGTCGCCGGCGGGGCCGGCGTCGACGGAGTGCGCCTGTTCGGCGGGGACTGGAACCAGTTCATCGTGGGCGTCCGCCAGGACATCACGATGAAGGTGCTGGACCAGGCCGTCATCACCGACAACACCGGCGCGATCATCTACAACCTGCCGCAGCAGGACATGACCGCCATCCGTCTCACCTTCCGGGTGGGGTGGCAGGTCGCCAACACCCTGAACAACGACCGGCCGACCGAGGCCGACCGCTACCCGGTGGGCGTCCTCAAGACCGTCGGCGCCTGACCGAACTCGCACACTCCGCCCTGACGCCGCCCGGGTGTCAGGGCTTTGTCATGGGAGGTATCGGCCGTGGCCGAGTCCAAGAGCACGAACAGCAGGCAGTCCAAGACGACGCAGGAGACCCCGGACGACGGCGTCGCCCAGGAGATCCAGAAGGCGACCGACGAGGCCGAGGAGCAGGGCTTCTTCGGCACCGCGGTCGACCCGACACCGAACGAGAACTACACCCTCAAGGGCGTCACCTCGGGTGCTCCGACGCCGGAGTCCGACCCGCAGTACGCCCGCGAGGTGCGGCAGAAGCTCGACGACGACGCGCGCCAGCGCTGACCGGGGGAGGTGGCCGCCGTGGCTGTGCTCCCTTCGCTGGCGACGGTGGCCGACCTCGCCACCCGCTTGAACCGCACCTTCACCCCTCAGCAGGAGGCGCAGGTTCAGGCGCTGCTCGACGACGCGTCCAGCACGGTCCGGGCCTTCACCCGCCAAGACCTCACCAGGGCGACGACGACGGACACGTTCACGATGCGGCGGGCGGATCCGGTGCTGCACCGGTGCGCCGGGATCGTGACCTTGCCGCAGCGGCCGGTGGTCGGCATCGACACGGTCACGATCGATGGCACCACCTCGTCGGACTGGTGGCAGGACGGGCAAGACCTGCTGCTGCGTTCCTGGTCGTGGGGTCAGCCGCCGTCTGTGCACCGAGCACCTCAGGTCACAGTCACGTACACGCACGGCTGGGACCCGATCCCCGGCGAGATCACAGCGATTGTGCTGCAGGCCGTGAACCGGGTGCTCGTCAATCCGAGCCAGCTCAGGTCGGAAACGGTGGGCGGCGAATCCGTCACCTACCTGATCCCGACCACCGGTGAGGCTCTGGGGGTACTGCTGTCTCGCACCGAGGAAAAGGTGCTGAAGAAGTACCGCGGGCCCGGGGCGGCCAGCCTGCAGGTGCGGAGCCGGTGATGCTGTACCTACAGGACATCGTCATCGTCCGGCCGGCGAAGACGGAGGACGAATACGGCAACGAGCGGGACGACTGGGGCGATGCGGCTACCCGCATCCACGTCGCTGGGGTGAACGTCCAGCCGCAGGGCGGGTCAACCGAGGACACCGATGACCGGCAGGTCACGGTGACGGGCTGGCGCCTGTTCACGCCGCGGGGGATGGACCTCGACCTGCGGGAGACCGACCGCATCGAAGCGTGGGGTACGACGATGCAGGTCGCCGGCAAGGTGGCTCGCTGGCCTGCTCCGGGCGGTGGAGTGCATCACGTGGAGGCCGATCTGCAGGAGGTGACCTGATGCCGAGCGGCAGGTTCCGCTATGTACCCAATCCGCGCATGTTCGACGAACTGGCCCGAAGCGCGGAGATGCAGGAGATCCTTCTGGATGCCGCGCAGCGTGGAGCGAACGCCGCCCGGGCTCTGGCGCCGTCCTACGCGGGTCCCACATGGAAGCCTGGCGTGACCCGGCGCGGCGAATACCGCAACTCGATCTATTCGGCTGTGTCCATGCAGCCCAACGGCTGGCGCGCGGAGTTCGGTGCCGCGGCTCCGTGGGCGCTTCAGGTGGAGTTCGGTACCGGCAGTACACAGTCCAGGGCCCGCGACAGTCGCGGGAGGTTCCGCTCCGTCCGGCAGCGCCCTCAGCGTGGCCACTCACCCAAACACCGCACGCTCGGCCGTGCGCTGGATTCTCTGAGGAGTACCTGATGCCCTGGATCAAGCTCGCCCACTGGTACGGGGACAAGGCCCCCGGAGATGAACTCGACGTCGACGAGGTGACCGCGAAGGCGCTGCGCCGGGACGGCCTCGTCGCCGAGCCCGAGCAGTCGACGCGGCAGGAGGACCAGGCCCCGGCGGCCGTCGTCGAGGAGCCTGCCCAGCCGGAGCCCGCGCCGACTGCCGACAGCACCCCCTCGGAGGGCGCTGAGGCGGTGTCGCAGACGGGCCGCAGGAAGCGGTGAGCGGCGGCCTGCAGGCGGTGGCCATGCCGGATGCCGAGCAGGTCACCGTCCGCATCCTCAAGCCGCTGCTGCCGGCGGGCACGGTCGTCGGCACCGAGTGGCCCGACGACTGGGAGGCAAAGCTCCCCGCCGGGATCGTGTCGGTGACGCTGGGCGGCGGTGGCTCCCGGCTCAAGCCGGTGACCGTCGACCGCACTCTCGACATCGACGTCCTCGGCGCAACGAAGAAACAGGCACGCGATCTGGCCGCGCTGGTATCGGCTCGCCTGATCGCCGCCCAAGGGACCACTCAGCACGGCGCTCGCATCTACGGCGTCGACGAGACGTCCCTGATCTGGCTGCCCTACCAGCCGTCCGCTGAGACGGACACGATTCCCCGCTACGTGCTCGTGATGAGCATGGTGATCCGCCCCGCGTAGAAGCACCCAACCCGCACCCTCCTCTACCCATTCACCCGTCGGCGTCCGGCCGTGCGGGTCCTCGCTATGCCTGGAGGCATCCCGTGGCGAACGACGCCGACAACGTAAGGGTCGGACTGAACGGTTCGATCTACATCGCCCCGAAGGGCACCGCTGCTCCCGCGGACCTGGCGACCGCCTGGCCTGCGGGCTGGGTCGATCTCGGGTACCTGTCCGACGACGGGGTCGAGATGTCCTACTCGACGGAGACCGAGGACATCAACGCTTGGCAGTCCCTCTCCCCGGTCCGCAAGGTCCTGACGGGCGTCGACATGACGCTCGGCTTCACCGCGATCGAGCTGAAGACCAGCACGGTCACCCTGTACTTCCCGTCGTCGACGATGACGGAGGTCACGGCCGGCGTGAACAAGCTCAGCATCCCGGCGGCACCGTCGCCGGACGAGCGGGCGATCGGCCTGGAGTGGGTCGACGGCGACATCACCAACAGGCTGATCATCGCTCGCGGTGAGGTCACCAACCGCGACTCCATCACCCTGGCCCGCTCGGGCGCCGTGTCCCTGCCGATGACCGTGTCGGCCTACGCGGACACCGCACCGGAGATCGCCGTGTGGCTGTCCAACGACCCGGCCTGGGCGCCCGCCGCCTGACGAAACTCCCGGCAGGCGTGCCATGCGGGTCGCGCCTGCCGGGCCCCAACCCGCTACCACCCGCAAGGAGAACCACATGACCAGCAAGACCACGGGCACCGAAGTCGTCGACCTCAACTCGCTGGCCAAGCAGCGCCGCGACGCGCTGCCCAAGCCGACGACGTACAACCTGTTCGACGTCGAGTTCACCCTGCCGCCGATCAAGGCCCTGCCCTTCGAGCTGCAGGAGCGTGTCGGCGACCTCGACAACACCGTCGAGGTACTCAAGGACCTCCTCGGCTGTGACAAGGTCAAGGAGATGTACGCCGCCGGCTACACATTCGGCGACCTGGAGCTCATCGCGCAGGAGTGGCAGAAGCGCTCCGGTGTGGAGCCGGGGGAATCTCCGGCCTCCGCCGCTTCCTAGAGGAGTACGGGGAGGCCGTCGAGTGGGATATCCCGCACTACTGGCCGGGCCGGTCGCTGCTGGAGCTGTACCGGGGGGAGATGTCGTGGCGTGAGCTGCGCGTCTTCCTGAAGTGGCTGCCGCCCGAGTCGGCGACGGCCCGGGCCGTGCGGGGTTCTTCGCCGGATGAGGACGCCTGGACGCTGGACCGGCAGCTGCTGGCGACGATCGCCGACGCCGTCCGTGAGAACACGTTCACCGCGGTCCGGCTGCACGGCGACCCCAAGAGGACGAGCCGGCTCAAGCCGCCGGATCCGATCCCGCGCCCGGGCGTCGAGTCCGTGAAGAAGAGCAACGTCATCCGCTTCGGAGGCAAGCACGGCTCCGGGGCAAAGCAACTGGCGGCCGTGTTCGGGAGGCCCGCCGCGGGCCAGTAACGGGGGTGCGCGGTGGCTGCTGGCGGTGTCCTCGTCGGACGCGGTTACGTTTCGATCCGCCCGGAGTTCGAGGGGGACTGGTCCCGCTCCGTCAACGCGCGCGCCTCCAGCGCCGGCAAGTCCGGGGCGGGCGCCTTCTCGAAGGCGTTCGGTGCGGGCATGCGCGGCGTCGGCGCGCTGGCGGGTGTGGCGGTCGCAGCGAACCTGTCGTCGGTCGCCGCCGGCGCGGCGGTCATCGCGCCGGCGCTGGCCACGGCCGGGGCGGCGGCGGGCGCCCTGAAGCTGGGTCTCACCGGGGTCGGCGAGGCTTTCAAGGAGGCGTTCGCCGACTCAAGCGCCGACGCCAACGCCGCGGCGTCGGCGACGCGAGCGGTGGAGTCCGCCCAGCGCGGCCTGGCGAACGCCCAGCGCTCCCTTGCGCGGGCGCGCGTGGACGCCGCCAAGCGGGTCCTGGACGCGCAACGGCAGGTGCGGGACGCCGAACGTGACCTGACGGACGCCCAGCAGGACGCCCGCCAGGTACAGGGCGAGCTCAACGACGCCCGCCGCGAGGCCGCCCGCTCTCTGGAGGACATGAACCAGCGGCTCGCCGAGTCTCACCTCGACGAGCGTGACGCAGTGCTGCGCCTGAAGGAGGCGGAGAAGGAACTCAAGGCCGCGCAGCGCGCACCGGGCACGGACCCGGCTGACCTGGAGCGGCTGCGTATCGCCTACGAGCGGGCCAAGCTCAACCTGACCGAGCAGCGTCGGGAGACGAAGCGCCTGGCCGCAGACACGAAGGCCGCGAACAAGGCGGGCATCGACGGCTCGCAGCAGGTGCTGGCGGTCAAGGACCGTATCGCCAGTGCGAACGAGAACGTCGCAGACAAGGAGCGCGCCCTCGCCGACGCCCAGCGTGGCGTGGACGAGGCGCGCGCGGATGGTGCTCGCCAGGTTGAGGACGCCCAGCGGGCGGTCGCCGAGGCCGCCGCCGCTGTAGCGGACGCCCAGGCTGCCGCCGCAGCGCAGACGTCGAAGTTCGACGAGGCGATGGCGAAGCTGGCGCCGAACGCTCAGAGCTTCGTCAAAGCCGTGCAGGGACTTGCGCCTGCATGGGACAGCATGCGCCTGTCCGTGCAGAACGAGCTGTTCCGTGGGCTGGACTCCACCGTTGCCTCGCTCGGACGCACCGCCATTCCGGTGCTGCAGCGGCAGCTCACCGTGACGGCCGGCGTGTGGAACTCGATTGCCAAGAACGCGGCCGGCGCCATCAGCGAGATGGCCAAGAGCGGCATGCTGGACCAGGTTCTGGCCGGCGCCACCGAGAACCTGCGGGCATTCGAGAAGGTTCCCGCCCAGCTCGTCACCGTGTGGGGGCAGCTGTCGGTGGCGGCGCAGCCGGCGTTCAACGCGCTGTCGCAGCAGATGGCGGGTGCCGTCCAGTCGTTCAGCGACAACATTGCCAAGGGCTTCGCTTCGGGAACGCTTGAGGAAGGCATCAACAGCGCGTTCGAGATCATCTCCCAGTTCGGGACGCTGATCGGGAACGTCCTCGGAACCGTCAATCAGATCTTCAAGGCGGCAAGCGACGCGGGCGGTCAGATCGTCGGCTCGCTCGCCGCGGTCTTCGGCGAGCTCCGACGGGTCCTGGCGACCGACGAGATGCAGGCCTCACTCAGGTCCCTGTTCGCGTCGGTGG